GTGTAGGGCCAAAAGTTTTTCTTCAAAATATTTTGAGGGGGGGTGTAATATTAATATTTTTTACCACCGTTCTTCGTTTACAAATTTATTTTTGCTTTCAAACGTTCGATCATGTTCTTTGTTATGACAATCAACGCATACTACTTCGAGATTGTTAGTGTCGAGTGCAAGCTTCGGATAATGTTCCAGTTCTTTGATGTGATGGACAACGAGTTTAATTTTTTTTCGCCTTGCTTTCTCGCTGTATTCATTTGTATCAATGGTTACTTTGCCATTGCGTTTACATTCTTGGCATTCGTTATTGTCTCGTTGTTTTATTTGTGCGCTAAGCTTTCGCCATGCATAACTGTTATAGAACTTTGCTTTTTGTTCTATGGACTTATATTCAGTCACGACAATTCCCACAGTACGCTGACGTATCTACAATCACACCGTCTGCATAGTACTCACTGATTTCTAATGTACCTCCACAGTTCGGACACTTAGCAGCATCGATTGCATCTAACTCATTGGCTAATGCTTCAGTGTGTTTAGAGATTGCTCGTAACTTTAATTTAAATTGGCTTGTATCTAAGTCAATGCCCATTGCAACTAAAGCTTGCTTCACTTCATGTTCGTCGTACGTAACTCTATTCTGTTTCATTAAGTCTCTGTATTCTGGTAGCTCATAGTACTCTTCATTTGTAACTTTTTTTATATTCACTAACCCTTTACACTTCGGACAACGTGCTCCGTCTACATTCCCCTTAAACATTTGATGTTCTGGATTGTTCATACAATAATGAGCTGTTTTCACACTTCATCCCTCCACAATCATATTCACTATTTAACCGATAGCTCGAAGATAATAGATCACCAAACCTTTCTCGAATTTGTCATTGAGTAAAGCAAGAGTGAACCACCACCTTTTATGTAATAGAAAAAGCCACACCCGATTGGATGTGACTTTAATATTTACTTATTTTTGTAAGTAATTTGAGCGAAGTAGTATATATAAGTATCTCTTACTGTTGGTATGAATTTAATATCTACAGTTTCGTATAAACTATCATCACTTCTTCTGATACTTGAATTAACTTTTTCTTCAAGTTCGTCTAGTGAATTTGCTTCCAATAAAATAATTTGCATCACTATTAACACCTCCCTCCACACTCTAACTATAATGTGGTTGGAAATGATTGTCATTAACAACTTTCTGCTATTCGCCTATCTTCATCCATGCTTTGTTTTACTTTAACTTTTAGTTCATCTACTGATTTCCAATGAGCATCCAATGCTTCTTCGCTATGATCAGTAAGCTTACGAATAGACTTTTGTAATTTCCTTATTTCTTTTTGTAGGTTAATAGTATTGTCACTCACATAACTTACAACATACTTATGTTTGCAATGTGGACAACGGAAATACGTTTGTGTTATTCCATCTTTTACTTTTATCTTTCGAGTTTTAGTAATGGTGAATTCCTTTTGGCATCCTTCATTACAGAATGTATTTATAGGTTGAGTATTCGTCATACTGTTCACCTCATTATATTTAATAAAAGCACCCAGACAATTAAGTCCAGATGCAATAGGAAGCGAAGGGAATCGCTCGTATAAATATTCTATAATACTACTTTATCACGAAAGTGCTATGCGATAGTTCCACTTTAGTACCAATTTAATACCATCCCAAATTATCTCCCACAGCATACACAATCTCATTTCGCCATCTAAACAAAGTAGTTCTCCCAACCTCTAATTCCATTGCAATCCCTTCCCACGTTCGCTTATGTCGTGCCCAATAAATCATATGGACCAATTGTTTAGGCTTGTCCTCTAACTTCTCATACACGCTAGTAATAGCTGATTCAATGCGCTCTAATTCGCTCAACCGTTTATCCATCACTAATCGAGTAGCAAGCCGTCCTGTTGGATCACCTGGTTCATTGGAACGTCCTCCAACTAATTCTTCCGTCATTGTTGGATTCATGATTTCTTCTCGTCTTTTAAGAATTTCCTTTCGCAAGTCAGGAAGAGATGCTATTTCTGATTCAATGTGTTTGAATGTACTAGGCTTCATTTTAGTGGCTGTCATGTTGTCACCTCTCGTTAGTCAGTCTGTCATATTCCTTTTCCAACTCTGCATCTTCCATGTGGATGAAATACGATTCCGTTTTATTTGTGAACATCACCAGAAGTAGTATTAGGTCCGTGCGTTCTTGTTGTGTCATATTAATAACCTGTATCTTGTCTAGTGTGATTGATTGCATTTTTTGAGTAGTACGCAGTTTCGATTTGTTCCCAGGTGAAGCCTAGCATTTCACCCAATCCTACAAAATCAACAAACAAGTTTACGTAGTATTTATCAATTACTTCTTTTTGGGAAATGTAAGGCAAGTAACCGGCAAGATGAAAAATATAATTGAATTGTTTATCTACTGTTTCCCACTTGTTGAAATCCTTTAACTGAACTTCTATTGATTTGATGTCGATTTTATAATCCAACCCAATCGACAAGATGAAATGTAAGCAGTCTACGTACTCTTCTAGGAGTGGATTCTTTTGCTCCAACCCTATTGATTCCATGTGGATTGAATCATATTCTTCATCAAATACTTTCGTTCTTGGCTCCTGGTCCTTACTCCAAAACTTCCAAGAGCGTTGTTCATTCGCTAATTCACCAAGCTCAACCTGTAAAGCTAATATCTTTTTAGCTAAACGGTCTTCACCCTCAACTCTCGGATGTTCCTTTTCAATTCGTGCATCTAGTAATCTTTGTGTATCGAATAATTTATTTAGATTCATCAATAATCCCCCTCAAAGTATTTATATTTTCTAAACACTCCTGCTTTACGCAATTCATATACCTTCTTTGCACATGAGTCTTCAGGTCGTCCTAATCCGTATGAAATAGACTGCATCCCATCAAACTCATAAAACTTACATAGATAAACTAACTCACCTTTTGTCCAAGGTTTGCCCGTTTGATGATGATAAATGGGATGCGTTTTCATCATTCCAAATTTGTTATATTCAACGGTTGGATCAACTAAGTTCATTACCATTACTCTCCAACTCTATTAACTTATTCAAGTATTCAGATGCTTTATATAAATCCTCTACTCCATTTTTGCGGTCATAACGAGTAAGGTATTTTAAAACATTGATTCTACAAAAACCGATGAGATGTTCTTTCGGCAACTGCATTTCAGCAAAACCGATAACATCTATACCGTTTTTATGATAATGGTCAGGTATGATTGGATTACTCATTTCCATTCCCCCCTTAACATTGTTTAAATTCATCCGCATATAAGATAACCAACTTTTGCGAGTGTTCGCCTATCAATTTATCTTTACGCTTCCTAGCCCCTTCTTCTGTACGATATAGACGGTCATCTTGCCATACCATTGCACCGTTGTTGATGATGGCTACGAAGTAGATTATTGGAATCATTTGTTGTCCTCCAGTGCTCTATATCCTTTTACTAATTCGTCAGCCCATATTTCTTTAACGTCGTCTCCATCAAGAGCCATTCTAATCACATCTATAGTTTCATCCATTAAATTATCGTCACAGTGACTGTATGCAATAACTAATGCTTCATGTAACCTCTTGTTCTCATCAATTAAAGTTCGCTGTGCTTGTCTACCAAACATAGAACCTGTGTTTTCGTATTTTCTTTCCAGGTGTTGAGCGTGTTCTCCTTGTTCGATAAGAAATTCAATATTACCTTTTCCTAAGACTCCGAATAAAAACCAGTCGTTCTTAATTTCTTTTAATCGTTCTTCATTCGTCATCCCTTACCCCTACCCTTCAAAATAACTGGTGTATTCGCTGCACGTTCTTTACTCCATCCTAAATAGCGAACTCTGGAATAATACGTTTTATAAGGTATCCCATTGGATTCAGCTAATTTCATAAATTCATCTGCTTTACTTCCTGGTTTAGTTCCTTTACCGGTTGCAGGAGTGGAAATCGTTCTCTCCACACTCCATCCGTAACTGTAGAACCGTTGATATGCATTTCTCCGATTGATTCCATTTCTTTCGGCAATGGCATAATGTTCTTCGGTTAATTCATATTCCAAATCGGTTGTCATGAAATCCACTCCCTCTCCGTATGGTCGTATTGTGAATTAACTCCAATCTACTTCTGGTCTTTTTTCTACTTCCACTTCACCTGTTAAATAATCATCATTCAATATTAATTTCGTTCCAGCTTGTTGTAATCGCATAAGAAATATTTCAAACTCATTCAAATATCTTAATGACTGTACACTTCGGTTTTCTAAAAATGCGCTATCTAATCTCCATTTATCTTTATCAATATCTTCCCAAGAATAAACAGATAATTCATATCCTAATTCTTCATTTTCATCACAAGTAAAAGTGATAGTTCCACGAAGCATACTACTACTAGAAAAACGTGGTTTCTCAAATTCCTCCACAGACATAGATGCAGTCACATCGTAATAAGTCGGCTCACCATCGTCATAACAAATTTCTAAATCATCGGTTTCTACATTTTTTGCTACATACGTTTTCCATTCCTCAAAAACTTCGGATATATTTATTTCTTTTTTATCCAACGGAATCATTAAATCCTTGAAATTTTCCAATATATTTTTATTCTCTGATGCAGTGCTTTTCAATACTTCAACCATCACATGATCCAGCTTCACAATGTACTCGCTATAGTCGTACTTTTCCAGGTACGGAATCATAACCGACTTGATTTGTGTTTCAATCACTTTTGTAACTTCACCATAAGAACCAAGTAAATCTTTAAGTGCATTTTTAACACCGTTTTCCAATTGCTCTGCAATTAATTTTTCAATGAATCCTTCCTCTAATTTTTTAGTGATTACGTCTTTAATGCTGTTTTCTAAGTTCATATTTTTCTCTCCCTTGTATGTTTTTTAATACACCTTTTGGTCGAACTGTGACTTAGTTATTATTTAATCTTTGAAACTTGTTGCTTTCAGCAACGTATAATAGATAATTAATATTTAGAAAGTGGGTATACTACCATGTTTAAATCAGAAGTAACTAACGAAATTTTATATATCTTAACCTTGTTTGCATTAATGGCAGTATTATTATCCAACGACTTAAACACCACATTTTCTAGAGTATTTGTCATCCTTGTATTATCAGCAATGATTTTAAAAAGTATATACAGAGTTATTAATATCAAGAAACAAAAAGCTGATTAAATTTCGGCTTTTTACTACGCTTTATGTGTCTACTGTCCGTTACCTCTGATACCAGTTCGTCTTTTTCTCCAACCGATCCACACGCTTCACTAAATTTATAACTGCAAAACTATTTACGAGAACTCCAATTGCTATTACTAGAAGGGTAATGTTGGTAATCATTTGGATTCCTCCAAACTGTATGTGATTGACACTGGTGAGTTGACTATCGATTTATATAACTTTCCATCAGCGTAAATGTCGTAAATCCAATCAGTATGGTCTTCATATTCATTGCTCACATCTCTTATTTCTGTTATTTCACTGAATGCACCATGAACAAAATCTGTATCACCAACTTTGTAATGTTCTGTTGCCATAGGTAAATTTAAAGCTATAGCCGTTATACTGCTCATAACCTCTCCCCCTCCTGTAACATCCCAAATCGTTCACGAAACATCAGATTTTGTTGCATCAATCCCACATTCAATCCGTCAATCATGAGTAAATCCTCTACCTGTTTACGAAGTCTTTTGTTATTCTCGACTTCCAGTGAATAATCAGCATAGGCTTTTTCTTTTTCTTCCTTTACAATCGCTAATTGTTTTTCGAAGGTTAATTTCTGTGTAATCATTTCAGAACGAATATTCCGTTCACCTTCTCTGAATCTATCAAGTTGTTTATTTAAGTCTAAAATAGTCGATTTTAGGCTATCGGATTCATTCGGTAGTGAAATACTAAACTCTTCCACTAAGAAACTGTCAGTCGCTTGTTTTAGTACTTTTTCGATAGGTACAGGAGTTATAGCAATCTCTTTTTCTCGTAATGGTTTAATAGGTTTCTTTTCTTCCACAATTACAGGAACATCCTTTTTCGCCAATGATTTAAGTTGATATACAGTAGCTGGTGTAACGCTCATACGTGCAGCAACATCTTTTACTTTTATACCTTGATCGAGTAAGTTTAAAATACGTGTGTTACGTTCTTCAATTGTCGGTTCAACCTTTACGCTTTTTTTCTTTTGTTGATTGCGCACACGTTCCATTTCTTTCATGATTTCCCTTGTATGTGTCGATGCCATTTTGCTTCCTCCTCTAATGTGATTCTCTCCAACCTTTACGAAAGGCGGCGATCAATTCATCTTTCCGAAAGTAATCACCTTGCCACACATATTGACCGTCTTCTTTACGGAATAATAAGTAGAATTTACGTTTAGCCATTTATCGGTTCCGGTCTTTCATAAGGTACAATTCTTCTCATAACCGCCCTACACTTCGAAAAACTAACATCGTCACCTTTGTATTTATATCTACTGCCACGACCACCGTTATAGTTGAAATTCTTCCCGTACGTAACCGATGCGGTATCATCACGTTTCACTACTTCATATCCACGTTCTTCTAAATCAGCAATAGCAGCGTTTAATTCTTCGATAGTTCCACGATTGATTGTTATTTGGTTATTTTGCATATATCCGTATGGTTTTGTTGTCATGTGAGCACCTCCCTATGAGTTGAATTTCATTCCCTCTTCTACAATCCGAATTGCATCTTCTGGTGAACGTGCAACTCCGGAAATAACATCGTGTTTACTCATTTGCGATAAAAAGTGTATTTGCGCTTCACGTAATTTACCTTTAGGTGTTTTAATTTCTAAGAAGATAGCTTTTCCGTCTGATTTGCGGAAACCTGATAGATCCGTATAGCCATTTGGTACACCAGTATCAAAATAACGGCCATCTTGCATTCGTACTTTGCCGGAGTTTACGCGGAAAATTACTGCGTATGGATTAAGTGCCATTCTGATTTGATTTTGAATGTCGGCTTCTCTCATATTTCACCTCTGTTTTAATAAAAATGGACAGTTGGAGGGTTTGGACCGTTTTCCCCAAACCTTTTATATATTTCTACTTCTCTTTTTGTTTTTACTACTTTCTTTATATAACTATCCATACTATCCATTAAAGATATATAGAGTAGTATAAATATAGAGATACCAAGGGTTTGAAGAATGGAGGGTTTGAACACTAACTATCCATTAACCCTCCACCAACCCTCCATTTAATAATTCAAACGGAAAAATGTTTTCTCGTATTCTTCAGATAAAGTAATTCCTTTGTAATTAATTGAAGAAGCTGTTTTGTGTTTTTCGAATTTCTTGCCCATCTCTCTTCCAAATTTCGTATTACTCATGAGATATTGATTATTCTCACTCGCCCAATCTCGATAAATTTGATAGAGAGCTTTAGCGGTTACCGTAGAATCAGTTTCACGAATGCAACACTCATCAACGAATGCTTCAAGCGTGTCCATCTCTCCCCGGTATTCTTTCCGCTGGTCCTTAATAGATTGAGGTTCTTGTAATCCAGTTGATCTCCACAGTAGATATCCTTCGACTGCCCAATTTAAGATAGCGTTGATCTCTCTCTTTAATTTGAGGGTCAATCGTTTATCTACTTTGTGTTCTGGTATCTGTACTGTGAATGGCACGATTGCCATTCTGCGCCATATTCCATCGTCTGTACCTCGGATAATCGGTTTATGATTAGTGGCCATCCAAAGCTTAAATTGTGGAAGAAATTCAAACTCATCTTCATATAAGAAACGAGCTGTTACTTTATCTCCACCAGTAAGCTGTTTTACTAATCCTTCATCTAATCGAACACCTTCATTTGGTTCAGTAGTCGTTACTAGTCGAGCCCCTGCAAGTTTCGCGACATCTGGGTTCGCATTATTCGACTGCTGCTTAACCATGATGGTTTGTGGTTGTATGTTCGTTGAATAGTTTCCGAATAACTCAGTGATAATGTCTAAAAATACAGATTTACCATTTCGACCATTTCCATGTAAGATGAACATCATTTGTTCTTCTGTGGATCCACTAAGTGAATAACCAACAGCACGTTGAATGTAATTGATTAGCCCCTGGTCGTTATCGAAAATAGTGTTTAGAAACTCAATCCACATGGGACAATCTGCTTTATCGGTAAATTCAATGTTTGATATTTTAGTAAAGAACTTCTCTTTGTCATGCTCCTGTAAAGTCCCTTTGTTTAGGTCCAGGTATCCGTTTTGTACATTGAATAAATGTTTGTCGTTATCAAAGGCACTCGGTTGAATCGGAAGCAAATGCTCACTTTCTTTCAACATGTTCGTTTTCCCTCTACTACTTCGAGTAGCTTTTAAGTGTTTTGAGAATATCTTTTGCATTTCTTCTTCATCTGCACCCTCTGGAATATAGATAGTTTCATCTTTCATTCGTTCGATGGTTTTATCTGCAAGTGTTTTAATTTTTCCAAGTTGATCAATAATCCAAATTTTTCCGTTGTAGTAGTACCAACTTTTTCGGATGTAACTAAACCGAACAAACTCACCGTAATTGTCTTTAAAACGACTAGCATTACCTGTGTCATCATAAGAAAAATACTTTCGTTCAACCGGTTTCGTATTGTCATCCAGGATATATAAATTAAAATCATCGTCTCTCTCTTGTGGACTAAAGACATTCGAACAGTCCGATATAGCTTTATTTAATGTTTCCATCCCATATGTTGATTGGTTTTGTTTTCTATCCCATTTTTCTCGATAGAGAGAGGAAGCTCGAAAGATGCCATCCATCTTAGATAAATCTCTCGAGGTCCAAAAAGCTAAGTCGTTACAAAACGCCATATCCGCTTCGGATTGTGAATCGTAGAATTGTTCCCATCCACCATCCATGAATAACTTGAAGCGCACACCATTTTTACTGTTAGAAGCGATTCGGATAATATCACTCTCGGATATATTGTTTCCGCTGCTAGAAGTGTTGTTTTTAGGTCTTTCCGACACATCACTTTTGGCAATGTATTTATTGTGCAAATAACCGATTTTTCCATAATCATCTTCAGTTATTCGACTGTAAGAACTTGCACTATTTCCAGTCATTACAAAGAATCTACCTGAATCGTACATTTCCACATTGCCTTTTCGCCTACCACCTTCTGGCAGATCACCTTTGACAATGATGTGAATACCATTACCACTAACGGAATACTCTGCATAACTGGACATCATTTCGATAAATTCTGAAACAATATTGTCGTCATGATCATCTTGCTTATAACGTTCGATTTCTTCATGAACGTCATCTATATCAATGCCGAAGTATGGTTCTTTAAAATAGAAACCTAATCCATCTAACTTGTATTTCTCGATAGCATCGAGGGCAGTGTCAAAATCTGCCCAAGTGCTTTCATCGTTCGATTTACCAAGACCCCCTGTATTTGCATCCACAGGGATTTTCGTCATCTTCTCGCCCCTAGGTTGCAATTTAAAGCAGCACCACTGGGTTAATTCTTTTAGTTCTTCTGGTATTGCTTCATACACAGTTCATCCCTCCAAGTTAGAACGGTAAATCATCTTCATTTACTACTAGTGTGTTATCTACCTGACCACCAAATGGGTCGTTTGCTACTCTGCCGTTATCAGTACCAGCTGCTTTAAATTGATGGTTCAATCCAACTAAAGTTGTTTGATTCCAGTACTTAACATTTGTATTTTCGTATGTTTTACCGCCATACTCGGAAGTTTCATTTTTCACGTTCACGATTGCCGTTTTTCTAACGTAATCATCTAGCAGATCCTTTAGGTCCTTATAGCTTTTTCCGTTCTGTAATTGGCACGCTTTCCCAATGGTATTGAATGTTTTCATGTTGTACTTGCCTGTTGCTTTTTCCTTCCATACTTTGTGGAAAAGGTGAGAGTTTTTATACTTTTGGTCAAAATCATTACGAACGATTAAATCAAATTCGATGTATTCCGCACCTCCTGGTGTAGCATCTTCTGTTACTTTATTTACAAAAATTTCATAGTTACCATCCGCAATTTTTCCAGTACCTTCGAATACATCATTAAAATCTAAATTGAATCCCATTTAAAATCTCTCCACTTCGTTTTTTAGTTTTTTAATAGTTTTACGTCTTTTGCGTCGTATGTGGTTTTCAAACCATCATCAAATTCAATATGAAAAGCTCTGTAGGTGTATGGATGCCAATAGTCATTGAGATAGTACCCTACTATCCTTCCTCGTTTGGTCATAAGTCTTTTTCTTACCTTTACAATGAAATCATCTGTTACCTCGCATCGATTACCTATTATTTTGTTAGACAATTTAACCCCCACTCCCCTAAACAAACCCTAATAATTTCCCTTGATGGAATGCCCATCCTCGCTTATATCCACGATTCTTAGCTAATTCGTATAACTCACCCATCGACTTACAATCAGAAGGCTCTCGGAAATCCAAAGTAATTTCGATATCACCCTTTTGAATTTCTTGTAGATCTACTTCGATAACTTCTTTTTCTTTTGGTTCTGCCACTTCTTGCTTATGCCCACACGCAGGACATATCGTTTCTTTCGCCGGATATGCTGCAAAGCAATTGGCACAGGACTTAATAGGAACTTCCATTTTCACTGTCGATTTCTTCTTACCTTCCAAACTCCAATGTCTTTTCTCATCCGGTAAACCGAAACGATGAACATTGGCCACATGGTCGATAATGATAGAAGTCTTACCAAGCTTGTACCTCATCCCCCTCATACTTTGTTGAATGTAGAGAGAGAGTGATTGAGTAGGCCTTAACATAATGACTGTGGAGCAATCAGGCACATCGAAACCTTCACCTATGAGATCCACATTCGTTAATATCTGAATCTCTCTATCTCGGAACCTTTGAATAATGGTATCTCGTTCCAATCTTGGTGTTTTCGCATCAATATGTTCTGCTTTAATGCCATTGTCTAGAAATTCTTCTTTTGCCTTCACACTCGATTCGATGCTATGGCAATAACAGATAGCCTGTTCACCGTCTGCTAATTTTTGATAATGCTTGACCATATCCCCATAAATCATTTTGTTTTCTTTTAAAGCGTTATCCATCGAAGAATTAGAGAAGTCACTCAAATTGTTTAACTTCAAAAATTCTTCATTGATCAACTTAGGAGCATAATATTTATAAGGAGAGAGAAAACCGTTTGCAATCAACCATTCGGCATCTACTTCTTCAATGAGAATGTCGTTTATATCTCCCAGACCGGAACCGTTTAACCTGATAGGTGTAGCAGTAAAACCGATTCTAGGCACTTCTGAAAAGTATTCGTAAATATCACGATAAGATTTCGCTAATCCATGATGGTTTTCATCCGTAATAATTAAACTTGGTTTTGGTGTTTTATCTAATCGTCTAACGACTGTTTGGACCATTCCGAACTGTACCAACTCGAGATCCACACCATTCAACCGGAACGTGTTTTGTATCTGGTCAATCAGCTCTCTCCTGTGGACTAAGAACAACACTTGATTACCTTTGTTAGTTGTTAACTTAGCAATTTCGGAAATGATTACTGATTTGCCTGCGCCACAAGGAGCTACTATG